GTAAGACATGGCAAAGAAACCTGTAAAGATTGACGCAGACCTGATGCACAAGATTGCAGACAGGTTGGCTATTGGTGAAACGCTCAAGGACATACTGAAGTCAGCGAACATGCCGACATACCAAGGCGTGATGCAAGCTGTGCTGCGTGATGAAGAGCTGTACGAGATATATCGTCGGGGCCGCGTGATGCAGAGTGAGTATCACACAGACCAGATCATCAAGTTGGCGCAAGAGCCGTTGCCGCAAGGCGCAGATGTTCGTGAGCTGAACGCAGAGGTCAATCGTCGTAGACTTGAGATCGACAGCTTGAAGTGGACGCTAGCACGCAACATGCCTTGGGGCGTTCGTGACAAGAAAGAGGACCAGCCACAAGCCCAGACATTTACAATCAGTTGGGCTGGCGGTGATGTTGCAGTCAATGCGATACCTGAAGATGAGCAAGAAGACAGCAAGCAGGCGACAAAGCATTGATGTCAAATTATGTGTATACGACACATCCTGACGTTGACAGCTACGCGCGTGAGCCGGGCTGGCTGGGCTGCCTCAGAGCCGAGGCGATCAGGCAGGGCAACCACTACATCTTGTGGTTTGCATTTATTGCATGGCTCGATCTGATATTTTCTGTAGCAATAACAAGGGCTTACAAAAGTTTTAACATAATAGCTGTTATACGACTGCCGATAAGCTATGCGTTTTGCGCAACCCGGCACCCCCACCCCCCGAAAAACCGCCCGCCGCTATATGCGTATATATCACCTATGGGAGCGGGATGTTGACTGATTCTCTGACTGCCGAGCAACATGCACTGCTCAACCACCTAGAAGCCCTACGCCACGGCATCCTCATATCTCCCTCGGTGTCAAAGCAGCTTGAATGTGCAGTGTTGCTTATTGATGTATACGAGGCTATCTTGGAGAAACACGGGATACTGATTTATGAGGATCAGGAAGAGGTCACAGAGCATTGACGCATATTGAGATACCGTATGAGCCGAGGGAGTTGCAGTTAAAGCTGCACAATGAGATGGCGCAAAAGCGTTGGGGCGTTGTTGTTTGTCACCGCCGCTTTGGGAAAACGGTCTGGGCGATCAATCATATCTTGCGGGATGCCTTGATGTCGGCAAGAGACAATCCCCGGTTTGCCTATATGGCACCCACCTACCGTCAGGCGAAGAACGTAGCGTGGGATTATATAAAACAATTTGCGGGCAAGATCCCGAATGTGAAGTTTCACGAGACTGAATTGCGGTGCGATCTGCCAAACGGCGCGAGAATATCGCTTCTCGGCGCGGAAAATCCAGATAGCCTCCGGGGCATCTATCTTGATGGCTGCGTGATGGATGAGGTCGCGGACATGCCTGAGAATGTGTTTCCCGAGGTAATTCGTCCTGCGCTGTCGGATCGCAAGGGGTGGTGCGTTTTTGTCGGTACGCCAAAGGGCCACAATGCTTTCTTTGATAAGTATGAGGAGGCGGCTGGCAATCCTGATTGGCTGGCTGCTGTGTATAAGGCGAGCGAGACAGGCATTTTGGATGACGAGGAGCTTGAGGCTGCTCGGGTTATGATGACTGCCGATCAGTATGCGCAGGAATTTGAGTGTAGTTGGAATGCGAATGTCCCTGGCGCTGTGTATGGCAAGGAGATGGAAGCTGCTCAGATGGATGGTCGGATTACGAATGTTCCGTATGATCCGAGCGCCAAGGTTGACACATGGTGGGATCTGGGCGTGGGAGACAGCACGGCAGTATGGTTTACGCAAACGATTGGGCGTGCTATACATGTTATAGACTTTTATGAAGCCCGAGGTGAGGGTTTGCCTCACTACTGCAAGATTTTGACGAGCAAGGGGTATCTGTATGGGGATCACAACGCCCCGCATGATATTGAGGTTCGTGAGCTTGGGTCTGGGAAGAGTAGGAGAGAGGTTGCTTGGGATTTGGGGTTGAATTTCCGCGTTGTTCCTAAGCTGCCAGTTGAGGATGGCATACATGCGGCACAGATGTTGTTGCCGCGTATATGGTTTGATAGAGAGAAGTGCAAGCATGGCTTGGAATGTCTTAGGCAGTATCACAGAGCGTACAACGAGCGCACTAGGAGCTTTAGGGCATCGCCTGTGCATGATTGGTCGTCGCACGCTGCGGATGCTTTTAGGTATTTGGCAGTCGGCATTCGAGAGGATCGAGGACGCATGGCTGCGCCTCAAGCAAAGGCGGTGATGGACTATGATCCATTTGCAGCGTAGGAGATAAGATATGGCAAGACAACCTAACATTTTTGAGAATTACTTTAAGAACTCTTTAATTGGCAGGGGTCTTAGCTATTTACAGGATCAGCAGCGCCCACCCGGTTATACAGAAGATGTTCCTAAAGGTGGCAGGGGTAGTTATACAGCTCCATCTTTGCCAGAAAGCGCTGGTAATATGAGTAGCGAGGGTCTTGCTGACGTTAGAGCTAGTGGTGCGCGTCCTTTTGCGGGGTCTGGAATTACAGTTGATAGAAGCCCTGTAGAAGATGCTCCTGGCTATACTTCTTCAATTAACAGCATCGGTAATTTCATTATCCGTGATCCAGGCGGAAATATTATATATGGCAGCGGCAACTGGGTTAGTGACCGTGACTATCAAGCTTTTAAAAAAGCCCAAGAAGCTGCAAAAGAAAAAGAAGAAACAACATCTGAAGTAGACGAAGCAGCCGACAAAGTTGAAGAAATCTCCGAAAAAACATTTGACCGTGGTGCTGGCACAGGCAGAGCAGGCACAGGCACAGCGGCTGGTGCGCAGGCTGAGTACACGAAAGCCAAGGCAGAGTCGGTTGGTCAGGCTGAGGATGAAGCCATTGAGATGATTAAGAAGGGTCGCCGGGCAACAATCTTGACGAAGCCTAGCGGTCTTTTAGGTTCTGGCGAGGAAGAGGGGAAGACCCGCCGCCGCCGTGCATTGATTGGACGATAATATGTTGATTGAGAAAAAGAAGCTGACGAATATTGCTGGACTGATGGGCGGCAGCGCTTCTCAGCCTGCCCAGCAGCTTGGTCAGATGACAGTTGATCCATTAGAGCGTGCGCAGCAGAAGATGGCTGGTCGGACGCAGGGTGGGGCTGTAGAGGGTCTGAAAGACAAGAAGGTGCGTCCTAAGCGTACATTAATGACAAGTTATGGAATGATGTAATGGTACAAGTTAATCCGCTCGTTGCGCGTTTGGACAAGAGATATAAGACGTTGCAATCGCAGCGGTCTAACTGGGAAAAGCACTGGCAGGAGCTGGCAGACTTTATGCTGCCGCGCAAAGCTGACATTACGAAAAAGAGAACTCAAGGTGACAAGCGCACTGAGCTGATTTATGACGGCACGGCGATCCACGCTGTTGAGCTGTTGGCATCTAGCCTGCATGGCATGTTGACATCCCCAAGCACGCCGTGGTTTTCAATGCGGTATCGTAATCCGGGCTTGCAGCGTGATGATGCTGCCAATGAGTGGTTGGAGCTGTGCATGGATCAGATGTACCAGCATTTTAACCGCTCTAACTTTCAGCAAGAGATCCATGAGCTGTATTATGACTTGGTGGTGTTTGGCACTGGTGCGTTTTACGTTTCTGCTGAGGCAGACGGCCTGCGGTTTGCGTGTCGCCACATTGCAGAGATTTGCATTAGCGAAGACCCTGATGGGCGTGTTGATACAGTGTACCGCAAATTTAAGCTGTCTGCGCGTGCAATTGCGATGCAGTTCCCAGAGGCGACATTGCCAAGAACTGTGGCAAAAGACTTAGAAGATGATCCATATAAAGAGCATGAGGTTATTCATGCAGTATTTCCTCGGGGTGAGGCGAAAGGTAAGTTGGCGAAGCAGAAGCCTGTCGCGTCTGTTTATTACTTAGCGGACAACCGAGAGCTGCTGTCAGAAGGCGGCTTTGATGAATTTCCGTTTATGTGTCCGCGATTTGTCAAAGACAGTGTTTCAATGTACGGACGCAGCCCTGCGATGACAGCGCTGCCTGATGTTAAGATGTTGAACAAAATGTCTG